TACACACAAACAAACTAAGGATAAATAATGGCAACCACAGTAATCACAGGTCGCGATATTTCTCTATCTTTCACAGGTGGAACAGATATCGAGGCTCAGGCAACTTCAGCAGTTCTAACTAAGACAAACCTTCGCGAGACATATCAGACTCTCGATGGCGAGGCTTACAAGACCACAAACATTGAAGGAACTTTTGCTCTCTCAATGCTCGCTGACTGGGGCAAGGCTAACTCAGTATGCGAGGCTCTATGGGCAGCAGCAGAAACTGCACCTGATACAGACATTCAGATCACACTAACAGCAGCCACAGGCGCTCAGTTCGTGTTCCCAATCATGCCAGAATTTCCTACAGCAGGCGGAGCAGGAACAGATGCTCAGACTGTAGACTTTACATTCAAGGTATCAAAGGGAACAGTTACAGAAACCTTCAGCTAAACAATAGAAACGGGAGCAAACAATGCAACAGAACATAACAATTAAATATGTAGATGGAACCGAAACCACTTACCTGGTTCGCCCACCTGATTACGCCAAATGGGAGATGACAACTAAAAAGGTTATCTCTCAGTTTGGCGGCATGTGGGACATTCTTTATGTAGCACATTCAGCAATGAAACGTGATGCAGGGGGCAAGCCAACCAAGACACTCGATGTCTGGATGGAGTCAGTCTCAGATATTGAAGTAGGTGGGGAAGACCCAAAAGTCATCCAAGAGGAAGCGTAAGCCGACTCTTAGTTGAACTGGCAATAGCAACACAGATCCCAATGGATAAGTGGCAAAGTGCCGAGGATATTCTTACAGCAATAGAAGTACTAGAGGAGCGCAATCGTGGCAAGTGAGCTAGTAGCACTAGACCAGACTGAACTTCGTCAAGTCTTTAAGGCTTTAAAAAATATGGGTGAGGAAGCAAACGATGAGGCCAAGCGCCAATCAGGCGCTCTGGCTGAATTCGCTAAGACCGAGGTTATCCAAACGGCTAACTCAATTCGTAGCAGCAAAGTCGCAGGCCGTATTGCTCAAGGATCCCGGGTTAAGAAATCAAGCCGCATCGGTGAGATTACTTTCGGATTTGCTTCTCAAAAGTTCTCAGGTGGAGCAACCACTAGAGATATCTGGGGCGGTTCTGAATTCGGTTCGAATAAGTTTAGGCAGTTCCCTGTCTGGTCAGGCCGCGAAGGTCGAGGCTCTAAGGGCTGGTTTATTTATCCAACTCTGAGAAAGATTCAACCTCAGATCGTTGCTCGATGGACTGAATCGTTCTCTAAGATTTTGAAGGAGTGGGGCTAATGGCAACAGGTACTAGAGCGTTAACGCTTAAACTCCTTGCTGACGTCGATAACTTCACCAAGAATCTTAATAAAGCCGATAAGGATGTTATGTCCTTCGGCGATAAGGTTTCAGACTTTGGTAAGAAAGCAGGCTTGGCGTTTGCAGCCGCAGGCGCAGCAGCCGTTGCTTATGCTGGCAAGTTAGCCATCGATGGAGTTAAATCTGCTATCGAGGATGAAGCAGCCCAGGCAAAGTTAGCCAATACTTTAAAGAATGTAACAAACGCAACAGATGCTCAAATAAAATCTACTGAAAAATTCATTCTTAAAACTTCATTAGCTACGGGTATTTCAGATGATGAACTTCGCCCATCACTAGATCGGTTGACCAGAGCAACTAAGGATTTAGACAAGGCTCAGCAGTTACAAACCCTTGCACTTGATATTGCTGCTGGTAGTGGCAAATCACTTCAGGCAGTTACAGAAGCACTCTCAAAGGCTCAGGAAGGCAACCTAGCAGGCCTTAGCCGCTTAGGCGTTGGAATTGATAAAGCTGAACTTAAGACTCTTACATTCGATCAGATCACAGCCAAACTTGCTGGGACTTTTGAGAACCAGGCATCAAAGCAAGCAGACACATTCCAAGGAAAGTTAAGCCGTCTACAGGTAGCATTCGATGAAGGTAAGGAAACCGTAGGATCTTACATTCTTACAGCGATTACTCCGCTAGTTGAAACCTTGGTTCAAAAGGTTATCCCAGCCATTGCAGACTTTACCGATAACCTAGGCGAGAAACTCCGCCCGGTAATTCAATTCCTAACTCCTATTACCGATGGACTTCGTAAAGCCTTTAACACAGTTCGAGATTCTTTGGCTTCAAATAGCGAAGAACTAAAACCGCTTATTGATTTATTTAAAGGTATTGCTGCATTCGCTCGTGACGTATTAGCGCCAATTCTTAGCAAGACTCTTGGTGGTGCATTCCAGGTTATAGGAAAAGCGGTATCTGGACTTATTACTGGTTTAGCCAGCGTAGTTTCATTTTTTGATGATCTGTATAACAAAATCAAACGAGTAATTGATTTATCTAAGCAACTGGCCAGCAATCTAAATCCGTTCAGTAATTCTTCATTCTCAACTGGGGCAAGTTCTCCAGCAGCGCCATCCACCCCGGTAACTCCTTCTGGCATTCCAAGTTATTTAAACGTGCAACCAGTATCGACCACAAATATTACCGTCAATGGGGCAATCGATAGCGAGTCAACAGCTCGTCAAATAGTCAAAGTTCTTAATGATTCTAACGCTCGAGGCACTCTTGGCAGTTTGGCGTTCGTCGTTTAATGACTGCATATACCCCTTCCTATAAGGTATTAGTTAATAGCGTTGAAATTACAGACGTAACAATAGCCAACCTAGTAATTACCTCAGGCCGTACAGATATCAATTCCCAACCGATTGCAGGCTATTGCCAAGTGCAGTTAATGAATCTTGATAACTCAAGCTATAACTTTACCGTCGGGACTGGAATTACAATAGAAGTTACTAATTCGGTTGGAACTTATATTCCTATCTTTGGCGGCTTTATTTCTGATTTTACTATTGCGGTTAATCAAGCTGGAAATTTAGGTTATACAACTACTGCAACTGTTACAGCCCTAGGAGCATTATCTAAACTTCCTCGCATTATCGATCCTGGAGTCTTATCTCAAGACTTTGACGGGGATCAGATTTACACCTTGCTTAATGGCTACCTATTAGGATCATGGAATGACGTTCCGCCAGCGACAACGTGGTCAAGTTACAATCCCACCGAAACGTGGGCAAATGCAGTAAACGTAGGATTAGGCGAGATTGACCAGCCAGGAAATTACGAGCTCATAGCCCGGTCTTCTTCAGATACAGACCTTTACTCATTATGCACTGCTATCGCTAATTCCGCTTTTGGAGTGTTATACGAGGATGCAGATGGCAGGATCGGATATGCCGATTCAACACATAGGCAAGATTACTTAGCCAATAACGGATACACGACTTTAGATGCCAACCACGCTAACGGTTTAGGTTTAGCAGCTACTACTCGCGCTGGAGACTTACGCAATAGCTTTACAATTACTTATGGCAATAGTGGAAATCAGACTTATACCGCTACCGATGCAGAGAGCCAAATTCTTTTTGGCGTTTATGCCGAGCAGTACACATCTCGAATTAGACATACAGTAGATGCTGAAGACTTAGCCGATAGATATATCGCACTAAGAGCCTTTCCTTATGCCAAGTTTGAAAGGATTACTTTTGTACTTGGAAACCCTGAGATTGATAATTCTGATCGGGATGCCTTAATTAACATATTCCTAGGGCAACCAGTCTGGATTCAGAATCTTCCTGGTAATATCAATGATGGTTCGTTCCAAGGCTACATCGAGGGCTGGACATTCCGAGCAAGCCTAAACAACCTAAGCGTGACTTTCAACGCTTCTCCAATAAACTTCTCCCAAGTTGCGGTAAAATGGGAGCAGGTAAATGCAACAGAAACTTGGAATACTCTAAGTCCAACCCTTACATGGCTTAATGCGATAGGAGCAGTAGCGTAATGGCAACAACAACTACTAACTTTGGTTGGGATATTCCTCAATCAACCGACCTAGTAAAGGATGGCGCGACCGCCATTGCTGCACTTGGTCAGGACATAGATACAGCCTTAATTGATCTTAAAGGCGGAACTACGGGCCAAGTACTAGCTAAGGCATCAGGAGCAGACCTTGATTACACCTGGTCAACCCCTCAGGTAGGAGACATAACAGAAGTTACTGCTGGAACTGGTATTTCAGGCGGCGGAACTTCTGGAAATGTAACAGTTACGAATTCAATGGCTACGGCTATTGATGCCAAAGGTGATTTAATTGCAGGTACCGGGGCAGATACTTTTTCAAAATTAACAATCGGCGCTAACAATACAATTTTGACAGCCGATAGCGGGGAAGCAACTGGAATGAAATGGGCTGCACCTGCTAGTAGTGGCGGAATGACAGTTTTAGCGTCGGGAACCCTTTCAGGGACATCATTGGATTTAACTTCTATCTCGGCCAGTTACAACAACTTAGTGTTAGAGATTATTGACGCAAATTGGGGCACAAGCGACGATTATTTTAAACTTAGATTAAATAACCTTTCTACTTCAATTTACACAACCGTTGCTCAAGGCACAAATACTAATGGATCTTCTTCTTCATTTTATGGAGCAGGCAGCGCTGATCGTTTGATCCTATGGGGCGGAGTAACCATGGTTAGAACTGGAAAAAATAGTATCTATTTAACTATTCCTGATTATGCGGTTGTTAAAAACCGCCGAGATATCTTTGGAAATATCTGTGGTCAAAACTCAAATGCAAACGAAACCGCTGTTTATTGGACAGGTTTTAGCACAGATTCAACAGCGGTTGACAGAATTACTTTCTCAACACAAACTGGTTACACATTCAGCAGCGGTTCATACAAACTATATGGAGTTAAATAATGACAATCAAATTAGTACATAATGTCGCAACGGGCGAAGTTTCTGAGGTGGAATTGACAGCCGATGAATTGGCGCAATTAGAAGCTGATAAAGCGGAGAAAATTAAACAAACTAAAGCCGCTCAAGCCAAGCAAACTTCTAAATCTGAACTTCTTGATCGTTTAGGAATTACTGCTGAAGAAGCCGATGTATTACTTGGATGAAACCAACTCTTTGTAAAGCTGGTCAACAGTTAAGGGAACAGTTTGATGACACCTTCCCAGATCGTGATCGGCGTTCCGATGGATGGATTGGCGATACACGCCATTCAGCGCGTCCTAGCGACCATAATCCTGATCCAAAGGCTGGGATGGTTGTCAGAGCAATCGATGTTGATGCAGATGTCCATAAGAACGGCAAGCCCGACCTCATGCCCGATATTGCAGATCAGATTCGACTCGCTGCAAAGTCTGGAGAGAAGCGAATTGCTTACGTCATATTTAAAGGCAGAATCGCATCATCTCGCTTGGGCTGGCGCTGGAGAAAATATACGGGAAGCAATCCGCACAACCATCATTGCCATATCTCTTTCACTAAGAAAGGTGATGAGGATGGCTCGTTCTTTAAAATCCCACTATTAGGAGAAACTAAATGAATATGAAGCACCCAGCAATAATCTCTATTGGCGCGTTCCTTGCAGTATGGGGAACTACTTCTAACTTTGCTTTGGATTACCGGGCAATCCTAGGCTCGATCGTTGCAGGCGTATTTGGATATGCCACTCCTAAAAAATGACCGCACAGGATTATGCTGCACTTGCAGTAGCGATCGTGACGGTTCTGGGTGGTGTAACTGCCATGCTCAACTTTATGATCAAACACTATTTAGCGGAGTTGAAGCCGAATAGCGGTTCATCGATGAAAGATGCGGTAAATCGTTTAGAGACACGCGTTGACAAAATCTACGAAATCCTTTGCGATAAGTCACAATAATCTTATGGCTCGTAAAAAGGTTATTGATCTCGACACATATACAGCTCTTGATGCCTGGGCTATTAGTCTCCAGGAAATGTATAGAGCGCTTCGCCGCGCTGGTTTCGAAGTTGATTTAGCCCTTGCAGTAATAGTTGAGCCATCGGCCTATCCAGACTGGATCATCCCTAAGCCTGATCTAATTCCGCACACTTATGAAGATGAAGATGATGAGGACTGATGAAAAAAACGGTGGTCATTCCAGACTTGCAATGTCCCTACGAAGATTCACATGTTGTACGCAATCTCAGCATATTTATTAAAGCGTTTCGGCCCGATGCTGTCGTTACTATCGGAGATGAAATCGATCTCCCACAAATCAGCCGATGGACAGAAAATACACCGGGCTGGTACGAGCAGACACTAGCTGAGGATCGCGATCGAACAGTCGATGTTCTTTGGTCGCTATTTGAGTATTCCAAGGAAGCCCATATGGTGCGGTCAAATCATACGGATCGATTGTATAAAGTCATTATGAAGAAGATTCCAGCATTCCTATCATTGCCAGAACTACGGTTTGAAAAGTTTCTTAAACTTGATGAAATGGATGTTAAGTTTTGGAAAGACCCGATGCCTATCGCTAAAGGCTGGATTGCTATCCATGGTGATCTTGGTGGGCTTAATCCTAATCCTGGACTATCTGCCTTAAATCAGGCGAAACGGCATGGCCAGAATGTTATTATGGGACACACACACAGAGCGGGTAGAAGTGCCCATTCTGAGGCTTCTAACGGGGTTTTAAGACGTGTTCTGCATGGAGTTGAAGTAGGACACGCAATGGACTTAAAACAGGCTAAATACGTCTCTACGCCTAATTGGCAACAGGCATTCGCCATAGTTACCGAGAATGGTAAGAATGTCCAGGTTGATCTGATCTACATCGAAAAGGATGGGACTTTCCAAGTTCATGGCCGCAGGTATGGACGATCTAGATAACGATATAAAGCGGACCATCGATGATGCCGTTGATGAGGCAGAATTGTTACCGTTTCGTTATGTAAATGATCGCGGTTCTGTCTCCTAGTTATGTCATTCTTATCCCAAGAAGCCAGAGAATCTGGCAAAAGGGAGCAATATGAGTTTATTACAGTTAATCATCCTGGGCTTATGTTTCGGGATGTTCTTTCTGGGGTACAAAATAGGCCACAGAGACGGCTACATTGTAGGACGCAAGGCAGTTCGCAAGCACTATCAGCAGCTTGATCAGGTCAGAGTATGAAGCATGCAGAAATCCTTCAGACAGCTACAGACTTATACCAAGACCGGGGGCTTAGTTACGGTCACCCAACTGACAATATGGCAAGAGCAGCAAGACTTATCAGCGCCTATTTGGAAATGCCAATTACGGATTATCAGGTTGCAGTCGTACTTGCGCTGGTCAAGATTGCCAGAAGCATCGAAGATGCACAGAAGATCGACACCTGGATCGATGGAGCCAGTTATCTTGCAATCGCTGGACAATTAGCGACAGAGGAGAATGAACTTTATGTTTAATTTAGAAGATTACGAAACAGTCGAAGAACGCCTAGTTAAGTTCTGGAAGGAACATGAAGATGGTCGAATATATACTGAGATTATTGAGCACACTCTTCAGAGATTTATCGTTAAGGCTTCTATCTATAGAACTGAAGTGGATGCACACCCTTGGACTACTGGCTTTGCTGAGGAAACCGTATCTACGCGAGGAGTTAATTCTACGTCGGCGCTTGAGAATTGCGAGACAAGTGCGATTGGCCGCGCTTTGGCTAACGCGAATTATGCAGCGAAAGGCAAACGCCCTAGCCGTGAAGAAATGGCAAAAGTCAATCAGGCGCAGCCAAAAGCGTTTGCTGAGAAGCTAAGCGATAAGATCATTACTCCAGTAGAAGATGATCCCTGGATTGTTAAAGCGGTAGAACCTGCTCCAAGTGCTGCCGATGCAGTTGCCTTGGTCCAAGAAGTGTTAGGCGCTACCGAGATTGATAAAGATGTTCCTCATTGCAAACATGGTGAGCGTGTCTGGCGGACTGGTAATAAGAACGGTAAAGCCTGGGCAAATATGGGATGTCCTTTAACACCTCAACGCCAAGAAACTTGGGCAGATATCGATAAATGCGATCCGATCTGGTATGTCATAGATAATAATGGGGCTTGGAAACCGCAAGAGGTGCGTAAATGAGCAGCTTACAATTTATGAATCAAGACGGTGAATGGGAGTCTTATCCAGACGTCGATGTTCTCGATCATTACAAGATGATCCGAGATACTGTTAAAGCATCTGGAATTACTACTCGATGCTGCCTATGCAATAGAGAGTTTGATGTTTCAGAGATAGTCATTACAGGCGGATCATTACAGGCAGGCTTTACCTGGTCTTGCCCAGACTGCCACGCAGTAACTCTGGAGACAAATGTCGCAAAGCCGCAAATATAGGGGTTATGCTACTGAGAAATTGGTAGCACAATTCTTCTCTCAATGGTGGCCATACGCATTACCAACGGGAGC